TGTACAGCACCAGATACCCCGACCGTACACAGGTCAGAGTTTGCTGTATTGATATTAGGGGAGATTGCCGTAGGAGGTGCAGTGATGACTGTGTTAGTCGAGTCACTGGTTGTCGTTACGGTACTTGTTGTGGTATTCTCTGTGACAATGGGATCATTTGTCGTGGTTGTGGTCTCTTCCTGAGCCACCGCTGCTGAAGCCGCCAGTGTCATGATAAAAGCAGCAAACATTCTTTTGAACATGGTGTTTGCCCTTTATGATAATAGTATAGATATTTATAGTTTACTTCCCCTTCAAAATATGGTAGAATGCTTTTCTTAACGTTAAATGAAAGGATTGTCCATGTCCATTATGGATAAGCTCAAAAAGAATTCTAAGCTTAGTCACACTGCAGTACTGTCTAAGTCCAAGTTCTTTACTGACAAAGATATGATTCCCACTGACGTTCCGATGCTGAACGTTGCACTGTCTGGCTCACTGGACGGTGGACTCGCTCCAGGACTTACAGTTCTTGCTGGTCCATCTAAACACTTTAAGAGCTCGTTTGCTCTAAAGATCGCATCAGCTTATATGAAGAAGTATCCAGAAGCTGTGATGTTGTTCTACGATTCTGAGTTTGGTTCTCCACAAGAATACTTTCAGAACTTTGATATCGATACTGACCGTGTACTGCACACGCCTATTACTAACGTCGAAGAACTTAAGTTCGACCTTATCAACCAACTAGAGCAGATTGACCGTGATGACAAAGTTATCGTCATCATTGACTCTATTGGTAACGTAGCATCCAAGAAGGAGCTTGAGGATACACTCAACGAAAAGTCTGTGGCAGATATGTCACGTGCCAAGGCACTCAAAGGTCTGTTCCGTATGGCAACGCCGTACCTGACCATGAAAGACATTCCGATGCTAGCAATCAACCATACATATCAAGAGATGGGTTTGTTTCCCAAGGCAATCGTGTCTGGTGGATGCGTCGTCGAAGGGACTAAAATTCAAACACATCGTGGTCTTGTTGAAATTCAAAATGTTCGGGAAGATGATATTATTATTACTCAATATGGTGATAAAGAAGTCAAAGCTCTTTGGAACCCTGATACACTTGATGAAGGAACGCCCGAGTGCTTTGAAATTGAATTCGAAGACGGTTATAAGGTAACCTGTAGCGCAGACCATAAGTTTATTGTAGATGGTAAATGGATCGCAGCTAAAGATTTGATTGTTAATATGGATTGTAAAGCTATTTAATTATATGCAGAATAGTAGAGTTCTTTAAATGTATAAATATATTATACCACATATAAAGGAACTCTACTATGAACTACTTGCGTATTTACAACCAGTTAATGATGAAGAGAATGAAAGAGCCATCCATATCTGAATATACTGAAAAGCATCATATTGTCCCAAAATGTATGGGAGGTGATGATTCATCAGATAACCTAGTTGTGTTATCACCCAAAGAACATTATGTTGCTCATCATTTACTTTATAGGCATTACAAGACGAGTAAACTAGCTCACGCTTGGTTTATGATGCTTAGATGTAGCCCTAATCAAAAAAGGTTTTTTACTGCTAAGCAGTATGAAACAGCAACTAATGCTCATAGAAAAGCACTCACCGAAACTATGAAAGGCGAAGGCAATCCCTTTTATAGAAAAACACATACTGATGAAACTAAGAAAAAAATTAGTCAAGCCAATAAAGGCCGTGTTAAATCTGAAAAGGAAATCGCAAATTGGATTGACAAGGTTGCTTCAAAGCCTAAATCGGTTAAGCATAGATCTAAGATCGGGCGTAAAGGTATGGTTATGTTACAGAATGTAGATACACTAGAAATAGTAAGGGTTCCATATGATGATGAAAGGCTAAAATCTAATGATTGGGTTAATCCTAGAAAGATTACTCCTGAAAAAAAGTACAAATGTAAATATTGTAGTGTTGTAACAACTAAAGGCCCTCTGAATAGATGGCATAATAACAATTGTAAAAATAAGTCAGAGGATATGAAAAAATGAAAATCACAAGCATAAAATCTGTAGGACGTAAACCTGTTTATGACCTATCAATTAATAGTGACAAATACGATGAACAACAATATGTTCTAGCAAATGGCGTAGTAACACACAATACAGGCATCTACTATTCAGCGGATAATATCTGGATTATTGGTCGTCGGCAGAATAAAGTTGGCACTGAGGTTACCGGATATGACTTTGTAATCAACGTGGAGAAATCTAGATATGTCCGTGAAAAATCCAACATTCCTATCACGGTTTCTTGGGAAGGTGGCATCGATGAGTATTCCGGTCTACTTGATGTGGCTCTGGCAGGTCAGTTCGTCGTCAAACCGAAACAAGGCTGGTACGCCAAAGTCGACCAAGAAACAGGCGAAATAGATGGAAAGAATTTTAGGCAAAAAGAGTTAACAAAAGACTTTTGGTATGATATAATCAACTCTGATAAGTTCAAAGAGTTCATTGAGAAACAGTACCGTGTTGGTATGATTCCTGATGAAGTTGTAACTATTGTAGAAGAGGACGAGATTGTTGAGTGAGGATAGATTAGATAGCCTAAAAGAAGATGTGGACTGGAGGATCGTCGGAACCTCCAGTGTCGCCGTTAGTAATAAGATGGTGGACTGGGGAATCCAGGTACTACAAGAAGGTCGGTACAAAGATATTATCCTGGTATACGGTGAGATGAATATATCTGAAGCCGAGGATGGAACAGGTGATGGTACGCTAACCTTCGACTTTGATATCTTTCACCGTGCTGGTAAAAACGATATTGAAAATGATGAACCAGAGCTACAGCAACTGGCAGGTGATTTGCTGGTAGTAGCTTTTACTAAAGCAATGGATGAAGGAAAGGCGGTAATTAATGGCAGAGACTCTGAGCAGGACTATCCTACGATCACTCTTGACTAATGAGAGTTATCTTCGTAAGGTTATTCCGTTCCTCAAGCCAAACTACTTTGAAGGTCCGCCAAAAGTAATCTTTAAGCAGATTGGCGCTTTTGTCGATAAGCACAATACTTTACCTACTCTGGAAGCATTCCGTATTGATCTTGAACAAGACGAAAAAATGTCTGATGATATGTTCACTGAGATCTCTGCGATGCTTCCAGAGATCTTTTCCCCTGTAGATGTTGACGAAGATTTCCTATTAGAAAAGACTGAGAAGTGGTGCCAGGAACGTGCACTACATATCGGCATTATGAAGTCTATTGACATCCTGGATGGTAAGGACGATAAGCTAACCAAGAATGCTATTCCAGACATTTTGTCTGAAGCATTAGGTGTAGGGTTCGATTCGAATGTAGGTCACGACTACCTTGACAATGCAGAAGAACGATTCGACTTCTATAACCGTAAAGAAGAACGTATGCCGTTTGATCTGCACTACCTGAATGAGATTACCAAAGGTGGTTTGCCTGATAAGACGCTGAACGTGATTCTGGCTGGTACAGGTGTAGGTAAGTCTTTGATCATGTGTCATATGGGCGCTAACGCTTTGCTACAGGGCAAGAACGTTCTGTACATTACTATGGAGATGGCAGAAGAACGTATTGCTGAGCGTATCGATGCTAACCTGCTAGACGTTCCTATCGATCAACTAGATAAGATGTCTAAGCCAATGTTTACCGAAAAGGTGGATAAGCTGAAGACCAAGACTATTGGTAAGCTGATCGTTAAGGAATACCCAACTGGTGCTGCGCACTCTAGTCACTTCCGTGGATTGCTAAAGGAACTGAAGCTGAAGCGTTCATTCGAGCCAGACATTATCTTCATCGACTATCTAAACATCTGTGCATCGTCACGTATGAAGTCGATGGGTGGTGCTATCAACTCCTATACGTACATCAAGGCTATTGCAGAAGAGCTACGTGGCTTGGCAGTAGAATGTAGTGTACCTTTGGTAACTGCCACACAGACTACACGATCCGGCTATGGTAGCTCTGATCCTGGTCTGGAAGATACATCTGAATCGTTTGGTTTGCCTGCTACCGCTGACTTGATGTTCGCACTTATCTCTAATGACGAACTGGAACAGTCTGGTCAGATTATGGTCAAGCAGCTGAAGAACCGCTACAACGATCCTGGTAAGCATAAGCGCTTTGTACTAGGTATAGATAGGTCTAAGATGAGGCTATACGACGTAGGCGAAGCTCACCAAGACGTCATTGATGATGGTGTACCAGTATTCGACAAAACCCCCTCTGGCGACAAATTTAAGGACTTTAAGATATGAACCAAACCGTACTCCCTGTTGCAATCACTTCCTCACTGATTAATGCCTATGCAGATGGCACAGGTAAGAAAATGACTGCTCAAGATATTATTGTGTATTGTGCCAGAATTTCCAATCCTAAAAATCAAAACAGTGATGCACCCGCAGATAAGCTTCTAAAGTATCTGATGGAGCATAAGCACTGGTCACCTTTCGAGATGGTTGATATGGTGATGGAGATTAATACGACACGAGATATTGCTCGTCAGATTCTTCGGCATCGTTCATTTTCGTTCCAAGAGTTTAGTCAGCGATATGCTGATCCTACCAAAGACCTTGCAGTCTACATGAGAGAGGCTCGGCTACAAGATACCAAGAATCGGCAGAACTCTATCGAGACGGATGATGATGAGCTAAAGAGGGCTTGGGACTTAAAACAAAAGCAGATTGTTCATGAGGCTCAGTTGGCATATAAGTGGGCTATTGAGAATGGTATTGCCAAGGAGCAAGCACGTGCCGTACTGCCGGAGGGTAACATGCAGTCTCGAATGTACATGAAAGGTAACATTCGTTCTTGGATTCACTATTGCGAACTACGGTGTGCCAATGGTACACAGAAGGAACACCGTGAGGTTGCCTATAAGTGTGCAGGTATCCTAAAAGACCACCTGCCGTTCTTGAAGAACTGGTATAAGGAATTAGAATATGACAGATAAAATTCTAATCTCTGAATACTGGATTCAGGACAATGGTGGATTGGTTAAGGTGTACAAGGACGGTAACACTTATGAGCTGGTAGCGGAGGAGGATGATGGTACTGTCTTCCTCCACTCTAAAAACATTTCAACATTAAGGGAAGCAGAAAATAGGGCGGAAGAAATTGCTCTCCTGGTATAAGAAGCTTAGAAAGGCTGGGTATGGTCGTATATCCAGCTTAACGTCTGCAATATATAATTGTCAGTACTATGATAAGCATGG